GGAACAGGTAACAACAAAGTTGGTTTCTTTGGTTACAATGACAGTTCCGGCGAAGGCAGTGCTGCTCCAGCAAGAGCATGGACATATATTCCTGAAGCAACTATAACTGGTAGTGTAGTATCAGGAACTAGAGGTAACTTAGATGTTAAAGGCATCTATTATCAGACTGGTGATTACAATACACATGGTGTAACGTATTTTGATGTAAATGGATTACAGACATCAACAAATAATCCTACAGACGCTGTAAATACAAGAACTTCTACACAGATCTTGACTGCAGTTACTGAGATTACAATTATACTGCCTTCTGCAAAGACAATTGCCCAAGATGCCTTGGTAACACAACAAAATAACAGCACTGCCTTTGGTGTTTGCAAAACATCAATTAGTAGTGGTACAACTCTTACTTTGATTGGTGTTCAAGGAACATTTGATGCATCAAATGATTTGGTGGTAAATGGTACTAGCATTTCAGTTGCACCAGATTCAGTATCTGTTGTGTATACCAACAAACCAACTTGGACCAATACATTAGATGGAGGAACCTTCTAGTCTTATGAATGACGTTGACGTGAATATCTTGATTAAGAATTATCATTCTAAAATTTCTACATTAGTGAATCAGAATATTCTCTTAGAAGCAAAACTGGAATCTTTAACAAAAGATTACAATGAATTGCAAAACAAAGTTAAATATCAGGAAGCAGGTATCGAAGAATGAGCAAACCATCGACCAGACAAGAATTGATCGATTATTGTCTTAGAAGACTTGGATATCCGGTTCTGGAAATCAACGTAGATGATGATCAGATTGATGATCTGGTGGATGATGCAATCCAGCACTGGCAGGATTACCACTTTGATGGTTATCAGAGAATGTTCCTGAAGCATAAAGTTACTACAGCAGAAAGGGAAACATTGAAAAGTGGTGTTACAACAACCACAGGAACTAATTCTTCCGGTTCTGGTATCGCATCAGTAAATTGGGAAGAGGGGCAAAACTTCCTTCAACTCCCAGATCATGTTCTTGGAATCAATAAAGTTTTCAAGATGGACAACAGCACCATATCTAATGGTCTGTTTAATATCAAATATCAAATGTTCCTGAACGATGTATACTATTATGGGGCACTTGATCTTTTAAATTACTCAATGACGAAGACGTATCTTGAGGATTTAAGTAGACTTATCACCCCAGACGTTCAGTTAAGATTTAACAGAAAGAATGGTAGATTATACGTAGATATTGATTGGCGTGAATTTAATGATGACACTTATATTGTATTAGACTGCTATAGACTGGTTGATCCTTCTGATGCAGCATCAGTTTATAATGATTGGTGGTTAAAGAAATATACAACTTCACTGATCAAGAGACAGTGGGGTCAAAACTTAATTAAGTTCCAAGGCGTAGCACTCCCAGGTGGAGTTCAGTTAAATGGAAGACAACTTTACGATGATGCTATGGCAGAGTTAGAAGTTCTAGAGAAAGAACTTAGAACGACTTATGAAGAACCACCTTTCGATTTGATAGGTTGATGCGCTATGCCATTAAATTCTTACTTTTTACAAGGATCCCAAGGAGAGCAAAGACTCGTCCAGGATCTAATTAACGAACAGTTAAAGATATACGGACAAGATATCATCTACCTTCCAAGAAAGTTGGTGAGTCAAGATGCAATTCTGAATGAGACGATTGCTACTCAATTTGATGACTCATTTAGAATGGAAGCATACCTAGCAAACTATGATGGTTTTGCAGGTAATGGAGATATTCTATCTAAGTTTGGCGTTCAGTCAACAGATCAGATTACTCTGATAATTTCAAAAGAAAGATATGAAGATTTTGTCAGTCCATACTTATATAATGAAGACGTTATAGTAACATCAAGACCAGCAGAAGGTGACTTGATTTATCTTCCCCTTGATAATACTATTTTTGAAATCAAGTATGTAGAAGCAAAGAAACCATTCTATCAACTGAATAAGTTATTCGTTTATCAATTGAGTTGTGAAGTCTTCGATGCTGCACTTGATGAACTTGTTGATACTGGAATTGAAGAAGTTGATCAGGCAGTATCTGAGTTTATATTCACTACCAAACTTACAATGGTTGGTATTGCTGCTTCAACTTCTACAGTAACCATTCAACTTGCAAAAGATCTTGCTGGTCTCAATACTGGATTATCGGTAAATCGGGTTGACCTTATTAATGATGGAACAGGATACACAGTTCCACCAATTATTGGTATTAGTACCGCACCTGTAAATGGTACTAATGCAACAGCAGTTGCAGTCATGACTCGGAGAACGGGTCAGGTAGGTCAGTCAATTGATAGTATCCAAATTATTAATCCTGGATTTGGATATACAGTACCACCGGTAATTACAATCCGTCCTCAAAATAATGATGGTAGTGGTGGTATCGCAACAGCAGTTATGGGTGAAGGTACTCTTGGTATTCCAAACATCACATTTGCTGGTGTTGGATATGGAGCCACACCGGTAGTTGCAATTACAACAGCACCCTCAGGAGGGATTAATGCTACCGCTGTTGCAGTCGTTAATGCAAATAATGTAATTAGTGAAATTAGATACACAAATGCTGGTGCAGGGTATACACTTACACCAAATGTCACTGTAGCGTCTCCAGTAACTGGAATTAGCACAGATGACTATTTGTATGGAGAACTCGTCAGGGGCGTTTCTACGGGCACTACAGCGTATGTTAATAGTTGGGATAGCGATACAAACATACTTCAGGTCACCAATACATCTAGCAATTTTGCTATAGGTGAATCAGTTGTAGGTATTGGAACTACTCAACTTGGTTCTGATGCTAGTAGAACTATTCTATCAATATCTGACCAAGATGAATACGATGAATTTGCAGATAATATTGAGATAGAGTCGGAAGCAGATACTATTCTTGACTTTACCGAGAGAAACCCATTTGGAGAGATCTAAATAGTTAGTATAGGCAAACCATGGTGTCATGTTAGGAACATATTATTATCATGAGATTATACGAAAGACCATCATATCTTTCGGTACTCTTTTCAATAACATTGAGATCCGGCACACGAAGCAGGATGGATCTAAGTTTTCGACTGTAAAGGTTCCCATTGCGTATGGTCCTGCTGAGAAGTTTATTGCAAGACTGGAGCAGAAACCTGATCCAAGAAAGAGAGTATCGATAACTATTCCCAGGTTAGCATTTGAAATGACTGGTATTCAATATGATGCCAGTAGAAAGGTTTCTACAATGCAAACCTTTAAAGCATTTACTACAGATGGAACTAAGACAGCAAGAAAAGTCTTTATGCCTGTTCCATACAATCTAGGATTTAGATTGTCAATCTTGACTCAATATAATGAAGATGCGATGCAGATTATCGAACAGATTCTTCCTATATTCCAACCGGCATTCAATGTAACAGTTGACTTGGTAGAATCGATTGGCGAAAAGAGAGATGTGCCATTGGTTCTAGAGAACATTAACTTTGAAGATAACTATACCTCTGGATATGATGAAAAGAGAGTTATAGTTCATCAATTACAATTTACAGCAAAGACATATTTATTTGGTGCTATTGCTGACAACAGTGAAGGTCTTATCAAGAAAGTTCAGGTTGATTATCACACAAGCACGAATAGGAAAACCGCAAAAAGAGAACTCAGGTACGTTGCTACACCTAGAGCACTCAAGGATTATAATGATGATAATGCAACCACTCTTGCTCAGGATATTGATGCTGAACAGACTCAATTCCTGGTCACGAATGCATCAAGTCTTGTGGTAGATGGATATATCTACATCGGTAAAGAATTGCTACAGATTAGAGAAATCAGCAATGAAACACTCCTAGTCCATAGAGGAGTTGATGGAACTCAACCAGATAGTCATATCAACGGAGTCTCCATTGATGCAGTCACTCAGGCAGATAATGATCTGGTCGAACCTGGTGATGATTTCGGATTCAGTGAAGAACGATTCGATTTTAGTGACAGCAGAACTTATAGTCCAAGTAAAGGTATAGATGTATGAGTGATCAATTTGACAGCATAAATGACACCCTGGACGTTGAAGTTCAAGCGGGAGAAATTGTAAAGGAAACTAAAAAAGAACTTAAAAAAATCAGTGACCAAAAGGACCATATAAAAGATTATGAGTATACTCGTGGTAACTTGTATTCTTTGATTGAAAAGGGACAGGAAGCAATTAACGGTATCCTTGAGTTAGCACAGGAAGGTCAACAACCCAGATCATATGAAGTTGTTGGTCAACTTATTAAGAGTGTTGGTGATGTATCCGATAAGTTACTTGATCTTCAGCAGAAGATGAGAGATCTAAATAAAGAGGAGAAGACTTCTTCACCAACAACTGTAAATAATGCATTGTTCGTTGGTTCAACTGCTGAACTTCAGAAACTTCTTAAGGACGGATTCAAGAAAGAGTAATGCCAGAACCCACAAGATCCAACAAAAATAATGATAGTGTTCGTGACAACGATGATAGCAGCAGTGCTAGTAATGGTACTGGGAGTGACGCTTCTAGATCCACCTCAGGACTAGGGGAAGAAAGATTCTGTGAACTTTGTGGTAAGAAAGAATATAAGGAAGAGTGTAGTTATGGTCCCAAGATGTGGGACATGTTTACAATAAGAAATTTTAGTAAATCAGTTGTAGTTCCAGGGAAATCAACTTATGAAGAATTTAACTGGAGAAGTGAATTAGCAGAATCGTATCTTAGATTACAGGAAAGAGGAAGGACATATACTATCATCTTTAACTGGAGAGGAAGAACACTAAAAGTTCAAATGTTCTTTAACAAATTCTCCAGACCTACCAGAGAAGAAGTACGCCAGGAACTTAATAAAATATATCCTGGACCAATCGTACTATACTACAACCCATCGAAGAAAGAACCAACTTTACCATTCATGTTTGCAGGAACTGCAGGAGGAGACGCAAATGAACCCAGATGATATTGAAATTACAAATTTGAATAAAGGTTTTGAGTATATAAAGATTGCAAGAGAGATTGATGCACTGGAAGGGGTGGAAAATTTAAAAACAGTAGCAAAGTGCTACGCAAAATTATACTTAAAAACACAAGAGATTAGAGCATCTATAGGAAATATTTAAATCATGGCTGAAAATATCTATTTGGGGAATCCTAACCTTAAAAAGGCAAATACCCCAATTGAATTTACACAAGAACAGATTGCTGAATTTATTAAGTGTAAGCAAGATCCTGTTTACTTTGCACGAAATTATGTAAAGATTGTGAGTCTGGATGAAGGTCTTGTTCCTTTCAAACCATACGACTTTCAAGAGAAGTTAATTTCTAACTTCCATGAGAATAGATTTAATATTTGTAAGATGCCACGTCAGACTGGTAAATCTACTACGTCTGTATCATACCTTTTGCACTATGCAGTATTCAATGATAGTGTTAATATAGGTATCCTAGCAAACAAAGCAGCAACTGCAAGAGATCTTCTTGGAAGATTACAAACTGCATACGAGAACTTGCCTAAGTGGATGCAACAGGGTATTATTGCATGGAACAAGGGTTCGTTGGAGTTAGAAAATGGGAGTAAGATACTGGCAGCATCTACGTCTGCAAGTGCTGTCCGAGGTATGTCGTTCAACATCCTCTTTCTCGACGAGTT